TAACGGATTATGTCGACGCAGACGGCTATCTGTGGGTGCTTGCCCGAACAACAAACCCCAGCGACGGAGCAACCGCAGCGGTTGCATACTGCGATTTTATCCAGGTGACAACCCGAGTAAACGGGGTTAAGTTCGCCGACTATCGCAGCTTCCGCAACGTAGATGAGACTCGAGTAAAACCCTATATCTACAAAGCGGAGTTTACAATCGTGGCATGGCTCTATGAGAGCCTAGCTACTTAACGGTGACCTAAAATGGTTGACACATATAGCGCAGAGGAAGAAGCCTTCTACTATATCGACGAGACTAACTTCGGAGTGACACCTGGAACTCCTGCTTTTCTCGGCCATCCCTGCAGTTCCATCATGCCAAACATAAACCCAAATAACCTCCTGGTAAGAGGTTGCGGTAGCATCAACTACTTAGCAAACAAGCGAGGGCGACTGCTTCCAGAGCTAAAAATCAAGTTTCCTGTACCTAGTGCAGCACCCACGAATTTTCTGCAGTATCTACGACCTGAGCTCGGCAAAAGCCTCTCTTTGAACGTGCTCTACTACAAGGGCGCCTTTGCAACCGCAACTGACATCATAAGCCTGCTCTACACTGGCATGCGCTTCAATAAAACAGTCATCACCTGCGACATCGACGGCATTGTAGAAGCTGAGGTCTCACTAATTGGGCAAAACGTAGCCACTGGCACAGCCAAAGTTGTCGACGCAACCTATACACAATACACTGGCGTGACGTCGGGGCTTGAGAGCTACTTCAAAATTGCAGGCGGCGCAGACGAGAGAGCAGTAGCATGGAGAATTGAAGTCGATAACGGCGTAAGACAAATTCACACTATCAAAGCAGCCAACGCACACATAGCAAAATACGTGCCCTTCGGCAGCCAAAAAGTCTCAGGCGAGGTAACATTCGAATTTGAAAGCAAAACAGAACTTGATGAGCTGCTCGCAGACACAGAAAAATCCAGCGTTGAATTCGGCATCGGCGGCGCCAACTACATTAAAGCAGAGTACATCAAATGGGATACCTTCGGACTTGACGGTAAAATCGAGGACTTCATCAATGCAACAGTACCGTTCTCAGCACGTGGAGTAACGACTGTAGCTTAACCTCTGATGTGACAAGCGTTAAATACGCAAAAAACCCAACTTTCCCACAAGGTAAACCACTATGAAACAAGAAATATTCGATTTAGATGAGCGTTTCGGCGAGGAATACAAGGGACACTATGTTCTAAAAGAGACAACTTGGGCTAAGCGTAACCGCATCATCCAGAAGCATACCAAGTATCACCCATTAACGGGCAACATTATCTCAAGTGACTACATTGCCATCCAGGCAGAGACGATTATGGCCTGCATTCATGGTCAACCTGAAAGCAAGCCCATAACGCTTGAAAAGCTGCTCAGCGACGAAAACGGCGTGCCCGTTCCTATCGGTGAAATGCTAAGCAAACTTGCAAACAAACTCTGCGGAATAAACCAGGAAGAAGCCGCTTTTTTATCCGATGCATCCGAAACGAAAAACCCCACCCAGTCCTCACCGAATTCCGACTCTGTAAAGAACTTGGCATCAGCCCAACCGAGCTAGCCAAGCAACCCTCAAAAACCATCCATCAATTCCTCCTCGTAATTAATGAGATGGATAAAATAGTAAACGAGGAAAAGGAAAAAGCCGAGAGGCAAGCACAGAAGGCGACAAGAAAACGAGTGTTCAGGTAGTGATTGACGTCGAGAACATCGACGACTTCGGGCGATATATGGATAAGGCAGACACTAATATCCAGCTAGCCGTCAGAGCAGAGCTGCAGACTTTTGGCGACCGCATTAAAAGTGACGCTGAAAAAGACGCTCCGGTGCTGACAGGTTTTTTGCGGTCCACAATTTACGCTCGAGTCAAAGAATGGGTGCTCTATGTGGGCGCCTGGGCTGATTATGCCAAGTTCCAGGAATACGGCACTCGCTACATTAGAGGCCTGCATTTTGTCAGCAACGCCATTCAAACACATTGGTCTCAAATTCGAGAATATATGGCACGTGCCGTTAATGACGCTATAAGGAGAACTGCCTAAGATGAGTGTTTCTGAGTTAGTTTTTTCCATTAGAGCTGTAAACCGCTCAAGTAACACTTTTGCCCGGGTGAAAGCTGATGCTCAAACGACAACGCAGCAAATTAAAAATATGGGCTTAGCAATAGCAGGCATTGCCTCATCGGGTTTAGCATTAGTTCATATTGCTAATTCGTTTGGGCTCATCGACGACCAAACGACCAAGACTGCCTCCTCAATACTTATGCTCATTTCAGTTATGGGGCTTTTTATGAATACGAGCTTGGGTATTGCTGCTGCTCAAAAAGTCTATGCTGCAGCCTGCGCAATCGCTACAGCCGTGCAGAACGCCCTAAACATCAGCTATGCAACTTTCCTAGCTCTAACTGGCGTCGGCATTGCTGTTATCGCAGCTGCTGCAGTTGCTATGTATGCCTTCTCGCAAAGCATGAACACGGCGACGGCTAGCGTGCAAAACTTCAACAATGCAACTGCTCAGACAACAACAAACGCTCGCAATATCCAGCGGTCAGGCGACCTTACAATCTATCGGCAGGGGATTGAAGACTCGCCATGAGTACCGCTGAACCTGCCATAACTTTGTATTCTGGCACGACAGGCGGCGCAATCGACCAAGACGACATAGTTGACTGTCTGGTCCACTTGGGCGGTACTAATGAAGTTTCAAGTTTTCGCTATCGGCTGCAGAATTGGAACGGCAAATATAGTGTAGGCATCGGCGACCCTATTGCAACTGGCGAAGATGGATATATTGAAATGGGGCGTGTAGGCTCTATTCCCAGGCTTATCACGACTCGAAATGAGCACATCAAATTTTTAACCTCGCCAACTGAGCATTTTGTCGAAGTTTCTGGCCGTGACTGGGGAGAAAAGCTGTTCAGACAAAACCTCTCTAAAATTTACGTAAGCGAAAAAGGCGAAGATATTGTCAAAGACTTGCTCGACTACTACTCTGGACTTGGGCATACCCGTGCAAGTGTTGAGCAGGTTGAGAATACGGATACAACTTTTGGGTTGCTGGATATTGATACGCAGCCGGTATGGGATATTCTCAAACGCATTGCTAAAGACTCTGACAAGTCAGGCGTTATCGGTTTTGATTTTCGGGTAGCTCCAGACGGTATTTTCGAGTTTTTCCATAGAGGCGCCAAAACGAGTAGTGTCAGCCTCGACGACTTGATTGAGGAAGCCGAGGTAGATATTGACATTCTCTCAATCCGCAACAAAGTGACAATTTATGGCGCAGACACCAAAAGCAGCCCTGCAGACAAAGACCAAACCGTCGAGAGTCTAACGCCTGCAAGTGGCAGCTGGACGGGCGTTGTTGGTTCACTCACCCTGGATGGCGCTAAAAAATATGGCACTGCAGCAAGTAGCGTAAGAAACGACTCGGGCAATAACACCGAATCTGCTACAGTTTTCACCTTTGGTACTGCAGTTAATGCAAACATCTACCCAGCGTTGATTTTGGCGCTAGCTCGAGACGCTAACATGAAAAGCGACGGTGGGCGCATTGTGGTTTATGACGCCTGGGGAGCAACAGCAAGCCAGGCACTAAGTAACATAGGCGAGAACGAGTGGACACCTTATGAGATTGCAGCTGGCGTGCGCTCTGAAAACTGGAATTACTCTGCAGCGTTTGACTGGTCTCAAGTGACGGCAGTTTATGTTTATTGTGTGGTTACAGCTCCCCCGACGTCAGGGGCTCTCTGGATTGGACAGCTATATTTCGGCAGGGGTCGCTATAGTAACATGCAGTCAGACGCAGGTAGTATCGCAACTTATGGAGAGCGTCAATATGCCGACATCTGCGAGGACCTCAACAGCGACAACGAATGCATGCTCCGAGCTAAAAGCATCCTGGACTACAAAAAAGCCAGCACAATATCAGTTAATTTGCGCAGCTCCGTTTTGAACTATGGCTCAACGCCGATTTTGCCAAACGATATGATTGAGCTCTCCCTGCCTAATGAGGGCATAAGCGAGGTTGACTTCCGAGTTATCAGTGCAGAATATCACTACCAGGCACTTGACGACCGCAACTTGTTAGATGTTACACTCGAGCTGGGCTACCAAAAATCACAGCTAGCCGACTATCTCTATGTGCTCAAGTCAGACGTCAGCGCACTTAAAGCATACAAACGTGCCAAGCGTTGATATGCTAAATTTTAAAAATAAAGCTCGCTAACTCTACATAGGGAGCCGTCACTGCTTAAATCCGTTTTCGAAGCCTTCTCCTTTCTCCTCGACCGACGGAAGCTCTGACGGCGTTTGTTTTCCCTAAACAGTTGTCCACTCATAGAGCTGTGGATCCTGCAGTCTGCGGTTAGATATCCGGAATTTCCTTAAACAAATGTCTAGTTTTCGATATGGCAACTTTTAAAACAGCAGCCAAGCATACAAGGCGCTGGAGGCAAAAACAAATTGGAAATTGAATTAATTGCTCTCGCCTTTATTGTCCTAGGTGCAGTCGCTCAAACAGTGCTCCAGTATTGCGCAAAAATTCTCCAAGCTACAGAACCGATGACTTTCGACGCCAAGTATGCTGCAACGCTCATCATTGCTATTATCCTCACAATCTCCGGTGCTCTCGCTGTTTTCATGGTGTGGCCTATTCCCGTTGGGCTTCCCGTCGCCTACATTGTAGCAGCTGCTTTTCTCGCTGGCTTTGCTGTCAACGTCGGAACAAACCTTACTCTCAACACTTACCAGGCAGTGCAAGAAAAGAAACAAGGAGCCTAAGCCCATGGTAACTAAGGCTCAAAGCGTCGCCATAATTGCAGGCGTGGCGACCCTCGTCGCAGTCGCAGCAATCGCAGCTATAATCTATTTTCAGTACCCCATAAGCTCGCATGGCTCCATTCGCTCGGTCGGCTGCCAAATCTACGGTAACCCTGAACAGACGGCAGTCATAAGCGCAATTGATTGGGGCTCCATCAGCTCAGGTGATTTTAGCAACGTCACAATATGGGTAAAGAACAACGGCACAGCTCCCATAAACTTAGCACTGGCAGCCTCAAACTATTCCCCTGCAGCAGCTCAGCAATACCTTAACCTCTCCTGGAACTACGCAAACCAAACAATCGCTCCAGGCGCAGCGCTGCCTATTGAGCTTAAACTTGCAGCGTCAGCGCAGACAAAAGGCTTCGCCGAGTTCTCTTTAGACATTACAATCACCGCTAGCGGGTGATTTTCCCCTTTTTTATTTTCTACATGTAGAAAAGTAAAACTAACGTAAAACTTTTAAAGCAAACTTGACACATTAGACAATAGCGAAAATGAAGCTGGCTAAGCTCTAACGCTAAGGCGACTAGGTGTAGAGTCTCGTCTACTAGGTCTAGTCTCTCAGCTCGCATGACAGCTGGGATAAACTTTACCGTTAGCTAAAAACGCTCAAGGCGTCTGCGAGAGCGCCCAGCGCTAAACTTAGCGATAAAACGCTTCAAGGCGTCTAGAAAGTAGCCCCAGGCTAGCCTCAAGCCTTCTAGCTTTTCAGCTAAAAGTACAAGGCTGCAGTCAGTTACTTGCTTCAAGCTCGTGCGTGGGCATCACATAGTTTTTTGCTATTTACTCCTGCAAGTTGACGCCCTAGCGACGTCAACGCAGAGCGAGGTATAAAATATGTCATCAATAGACGAGCAAAACATAAACCTCAACTCCCCTGCAGCGCCTGAAAAGGCGGTTTTTTCTGCTCAAACAAGCATCGGGCTTGGCAAACCCGACGAGACCTGGGCTAAGCACAACCTCTACCAGTATCCTATAACTTTCAACGGCGCACCGACCCGGGCAAAAATGATTATCCGAGACCGAGTAAAAGAGGATGCGACAAGCGGAACTTTTAACGACGTCGAGGAGCTCATCGCCATAGCAGGTCAAGGCTATAATCTGCTGCCAAACGAGGAAGTTCTCGACGTAGCCAACCAAGCAGCCAAACTCGCAGGCTTCGAGCCGTTTTTCGAGCGCCTAACAAAAGGCGACTGGAGTCTCGGCAAAGTTAACGGCCACGTTCTCTGCAACAACAAAGAAACCCAAATGCACGCTCTCTATATCCCAACTGAGACCAACAAACACGCCTGGGAAGAATCAGAAGTCGGCAAAGTCGTGCGAGTAGGCGTAGACGTCGTTAACAGCATCGACGGCAAAAAGAGCTTCGGAATCGGACTTTTCAGTTTCCGAGCGGCTTGCACAAACGGCGTCTTATTCGGCGGCAAGCAAGAAACAGCGGTCCACTACGCCCACACTAAAAGCCTTAGCAGCGTCGTAGAGCAGCTCAAAACTCTATTTGTGCAGCAAATGGATAACGCTCGGCTTATCCTCGAGAACTATCAGCGCTTAAACCGAGAGAAGCTCCAGAAAAAAGACGTTGAGCTCCTGCAGCGAGTTCGCCTGCCTGAAAAAATACTCCCAGCCTACGTTGCCGATGAGGAGCAAGTCAAGCAGGAAGCGTTCAAAGACGTCACCAAGTGGCAAGCCTACAACGACATAACAGCTCAAATCTGGCACAACCCCAAAAACGACCTCACAGGCAAAGAGTTTCAATTTAACCAACTACACAAAGCTATCCCCGTCACCCTAAAGGTTCGGTGAGTAGACATGCAGAAAAACCCCATTAAACTTAGCTGCGGCGACTGCGGACACGCAAGTGTCTGCAAAATCGCCCCTAACGTCGAAAGCATGCTCGCAAGCCTATTTCCCAAAGAAGGCAAACTTAAAGCTGTCTGCCAACCCGAGGACTTCGCTAATATCTGCGGCGCCTTCATTCCAAAAAGCCAGCTAGCCGAAGCCGAACATCTCAAAGAAGCTGCAGCCTCAGAGCTAGCAGCGGAGGCGCCACCGACATGAGCGAAATAATCCTTACCGAGGAACAAGCAGCGCCATTTCGTGCTATGATAACAAAGCATCTCTGCTGCGATAGGCGCCACAAACCCCCTTTTAGCGAAGTAAAACTCACCTATGAGCCAATACGTGCATATCCTCATAGCGGCGGCTG